CCGCGGCTTTGGAGCCCGCCCAAATAGCCATGTGCCATTATGCCGCACCCCTTTGGGGACCACCTCGGTTCCTACTAGGTATGCGTTAGAACGTACCGAGCACTGGCACGCCTAAACTTGAAGCCTCGGTTTCCCTTGTGTGGAGACCGGGGCTTTCTTTCCAGGAGACCAGATTGCGCTTCCCCGACACTATCGGGGAGTTGATCCGGCAGCTCGACGAGCGGTTCCCCGAACCCGTCCCGCAGCCCGGCGACTCCTCCGACAAGATATTCCACGCGGCCGGTCAACGGTCGGTCATCCTCTTCCTGAAGAACTGGCGCGATGGCGCCGGCCAGGCGCCGCCTCCCGTGCGGCCCAGAGGACAAGGCCGCCCTGTGCGCTGAGCCCTGTCCCCACAGGAGACCCACGCATTGTGCGTCGCAAGTAAACCGAAAATCCCGGCGCCATCAGCCGCGGAACAAGACAAGCCGCTCCCCGTCCTCCGGAACCCCATCCTCGACGGGCTGCTCGGCAACATCGCGGCCACCCGCGCCGGCACCAGCGCCTTCCGGATCGACCTCGTGAACCCCCTCACGATCCCTCCCGCATCCAGCGGTGGGTCCAGCGGCAACTCGAGCGGGACGTCAAGCGGCGGCTCAAGCACCGCTACCTCTTCCTCCGGCACCTCCAGTGGTGGCGGCGGAGGTGGCGGCGGCAGCCGAGACTTCCGCATGAACAGGTTCTAAGATGGCGACCGCAGCTTCGCGCTACGCACTCTTGCAGCGCTCTCGCAACACCGTCCTCGAACAAGCCCGCACCGCGTCCAAGCTCACCATCCCCGGCCTGATCCCCGAGCAAGGGGCGTCTGATCCGCACGACGTCGCCACGCAGCCCTACAGCTCCCTCGGAGCCCGCGGCGTGAACAACGTGGCGGCCAAGCTGCTCCTCTCGCTGTTCCCGCCGCAGCGCCCCTTCTTCCGCCCAGAGATCGACCCGAAGACGGCCGAAGCGATGGGTACGAAGCTAGGCCCGGCTCAGGAAGCCCTCGCCGGCATCAGCCATTTGGCGATGGCCCTGGTCGAGGCCTCTGGCTCGCGGCCGCTCTGGATGGAGGTCTTCCGTCACCTGATCGTGGCCGGCAACACCCTCGTCTACCACCCCGACGACGGCAGCGTCCTCCGGATGTGGCGGCTGGATCAGTATGTGGTCCGCCGTGACGCCCAGGGCAAGCTGCTCGAGGCGGTGATCGAGGAGGAGGTCTACCCCTCCGAGCTCGACGAGGCGACACTCGCCGCCGCGAACATCGCAGTCGATCAGAGCGCCGAGCCCGGCCACCCGGCCGACAAGAGCGAGGACAAGGTCAAGCTCTACACGATGATCCTCCGCGAGGGGGACAACATCATCCACTACCAGGAGCTCAACGACGTTGAGGTCCCCGGCTCCCGCGGTCAGGCCAAGGCCGACGTGGCGGGCTGGCAGGCCCTCCGTTGGCAGGCGGTTCCCGGCTCTGACTACGGGCGGTCGATGATCGCCGAGTACGCCGGCGACTTCCTCTCGCTCGAGGACGGCTGGAAAGCGATCCTCCAGTTCGCCGCTGAGGCCGCCCGCATCATCCGCATCATCGACCCGAACTCCGGGATCGACGTGGAGGAGCTGGCCCAGGCCGAGACCGGCGACGCCCTCACCGGCTTCATCGACAAGATCAACACGCTCCAGCTCGAGAAGGGCGCGGACTTCCAAGTCCTTTGGAACGTGCTCCAGAGCATTGAGCGGCGCCTCTCGCAGGCGTTCCTCCTAACCGCGAACACCATCCGCGACGCCGAGCGCGTCACGGCCGAAGAGATCAGGGCGGTCGCCCAGGAACTCGAGGACTCTTTCGGAGGGACCTACACGGTCCTCTCGTCGGAGGCTCAGGCGCCCTACGCGCGCCGCATCCTCTACATCCTGGCGAAGCAGGGCAAGGCGCCCAAGCTCCCCAAGACGGTCACCGTCCAGGTGGTCACGGGGTTCGCCGCGCTCGGCGAGACGCACGAAGCGGTCGCCATCATGGAATGGGCCAAGTCCCTCCTCGAGCTCTTCGGTGAGAATTGGATGTCCGCCAACGTCGACGGCCAGGAGCTCGCGCTCCGCACCGGGACCTCTCAGGGCATCATGGATGTCCAAGGGCTCCTCAAGTCGGCCGCCCAACAGCAAGCCGAACAGCAAGCAGCAGCTCAACAGCAGACCACCGCGGCAGTCGCCCCTCAAGTCGCCAAAGGCGCAATGGACCTGGCAAAGGACCCTGAGGCGGCCGCCCGCATCGCAGAAGGTATGAATGGCAGCCAGTAAGAACATTCTAAGTGCCCTGATGGGTAGCAAAAATTCCGCATCTGAGCCTGAGACTCCGGCGGAGATCACAGACATCCCCCCTGACGAGCTCGCTGAGATCGTCGCGGCCCAGGAAGCACCCGCTCCGCAGCGCGAAGAACTCGCCGGTGGCACCATCCGGGAAACCAACACGGTCTATGAAGACCGGACGTTGAACCCCGAGGTCGACCGCGTGACCGAGTATGAGGCCGAAGAGGTCTCGCTCGAAGGCGGCTCGCTCCTGACCACCTACGGCGCCCCTCTCGGTGGCTGGCCGAAGGACAAGGCCGCAGCCGGGGAGGCTGAGTAATGGCGGAAGAGAACGCCACAGGCGAGGTCACTGAGAACCTCGCCGGCACCGCCTCCTTCACCGTCGAGGCGTCCGCTCCGGACCCCATGCGTCCCTCCATCGAGCCCAAGCCGGCCCCTGAAGGTATCCCTGAGAAATTCTGGGATGCCGACAAGGGTGAGGTGAGGCTCGCCGAAATGGCGAAGTCCTACGCGGAGCTCGAGGCCAAGTTCTCGGCTCCGAAGGAAGAGACTGAGGCCGCTACCGAAGAGTCCGAAGAAACCTCCGAAGAGGTGACCGAGGAGTCGACGGAAGAGTCGACAGAGGAAACCACCGAGGAGACTTCTGAAGAGGAAGAGTCCTCAGAGGAAACCTCTGAAGCCTCCCTCGCGGACGCCATGACGGCCGCCCAGACGGCCTACGCCGAAACCGGCGAGCTGTCTGCGGAAGTCCGTGCGCCTCTCCTCGAGGCCGGCATCAGCAACGAACATATCGACCTCTACCTCGCGGGCGTGAAAGCCTACGAGGAGGGCCTCAAGTCGGCGGCCATGAAGGCGGCCGGCGTGGAGGACTATGCGGAGGTCCAGAAGGCCGTCGAATGGGCGGCCAAGAACTGGTCACCCAAGAAGATCGAAGCGTTCAACGCGCAGTCCGGCGATGTCGAAACCGTCGGGCTGGCCGTGACGGCGCTCTTCAAGGACTATCGCGGCGCTGAGCCCGGCGAAGGCCGGCTCACGAACGTCACCTCCGGGACCAACCGAGGCGACGTCTACAGCGACCGTCTCGAGTTCGACCGCGACCTCGCGAAGGCCGACACGGCCCGCGACCCGCTTGCGCGCAAAGCGGCCGTCGCCAAGATGGAGCGGTCGATCAAGGCCGGCAGTCTCAAGAAGAAGTAATCCTTTCCGGGGCGGCACCGCGCGGCGCTCCCCCGAAACCCCCGCCGTTCGCGCGACGCCGGGGACAATGCGCCGGCCTCGGCCCCGTCACCGATAGCCAACGACGGGCAGTTATTACCGACGACCAAAAGACAACCCGACCGCCCGAGACGAGCCCTGAGGGGCCGATCCTCGACCAGCACGGGCCTTGAGGAAGCGGACCACCAGAAGTCCACACCTCAACGAAAGAAGTTTAAGTGAACTCCAATCCCTCACGTCCAGGTCTCCGCGAAGGCGGCTCGGACGCTCTCGAACTCTTCCTGAGCACCCGCGGCTCGGAAGTGCTCACCGCCTATGCGGCTGAGCTGAAGATCGCAGACACGATCCTCTCGCAGAGCCTCAAGGGCGCCAAGAGTGCCAAGTTTATGGCGTTCTGGAACGCGGATGTCGCGTACCACACGCCCGGCGTCGAGATCACCGGCGGCCAGGTTGCGTCTCAGGACGTGACCGTCGATCCGGACGACAAACTCATCAGCTCGGTCTTCGTGTCCGACGTTGACGAGTCGCTGTTCGACCTCGACGTTCGCTCGCCGTACAGCGAAGCCATCGGTCGCGCCCTTGCGGAGCACTACGACGGCCTCGCGGCCCGCATGATCGTCAAGTCGAGCCGCCAAGGCGCGCTCTTCGCTGCCGACAGCGGCGGCTCCGCGCTCACCAACGCCGCGTATGCGACGACCGCCCAGACCCTCATGGATGGCATCAGCCAGGCCAAGGAGACGATGGACGGTAAGAAGGTGCCGGTCCACTCGCAGCCCGTTCGTGCGATCCTGCCGACGGCTCAGTGGTATCTGATGGCGCGCAGCGACAAGAACCTGAACAACCAGTTCAACGGTGGCTCAGCCAACACCACGCGCCACACCCTGACGACCATCGACGACATCGAGGTCA